CTGCTTGAACTCGACGCCCGGATGGTTCTTCTGCAAGAACTCCAGGATGGTCGTGTCGCTGGCAGTGCTGTTCTGTGTGGTGGAGATCAGAGCGTACTGCTCAATCGGCAACCACACCTGATTCACGCGGTGAATACCCTTGGACTGAGTGATCACCTTGTTGATCAGCGCATTGACATCGCGAACGATCTTGTCAGCGGTCTTGCTTGCGAAGGTCTTGGCCGAACCAGTACCGTCAGCAGCCAGCGTCACTTCCGGGACGTTGGTATTGGACAGCAGGCCAGGCAGACCGTTGTCAGCATCACCACTGAATGCGAGCTGGTTGATCTTTTCCTGATGGGCACGGGTTGCAGCCAGGGCCTTCTTGCCGTTCAGGTTGATGCCAGCGTACATAGCCGAGCGCACTTCCTGCACGTTGTAGCCGTAGGCGTTACCAATCGAACGAATCGGATTGGTGAATTCCTTGCCGGTCACGTCCGCACGGGGCAGGTCATTGGCGTAGTTCGCAATCACCTTCGCCATACCGACGGTGTCATATTGGCGATAAGTGTGGGTCGTTGCGCCTTCCGGGATAGCGGTCGAGACCGGCATCAGCGTCAGGGCAGACAGAGCGACACGTTTAATGTCGTAGGTCTGGGACTTGACGAATTCCAGCTGGCGTGCAAAGAACACACTTTCATTCGCATCGAAGCGGCCGGTGTTCTGAATGACGCGGAGGTCAGCTTCGTCGTACTTCATCTGATCTTTGCTCATGTTATTTGATCTCCACGATTGCCAGGCCAGCTGCGCTGGTGGCGGTGATGAACTTCACATCAATTTGAGTGAAGGCCTCGATGCCCGCTGCGACAGCAGCATCGGTCAGGGTGCCGTCAGCGACGGTGAGGTTGGCAGTAGCACCAGCAACCACAGCATCGGAGGTCATCACCCACATGCGACCCTGAGTCAGGACCGACACGGTCTCGGTGGCTGCGTACTGCACCACACCGGCAGAGGTTTGTTCGCGGGCATGGTCATGCAGTGCGAAACCGACCACACCTGCGGCAGCAGTGGCCTTGAGGACTTCCTTGTCTGGGCTGGTGCCCAGCTTGACAGGGTACGCGACCGGGATAATTTCCTCAGCTGCGTAGCTGCGGACGTTCTTGGAACCGATGCCGTCCAGCATACCTTTGAAGGCTGCGGCACCGTATTGGCTGATCGTGGTTTGCATTATTTCTGCTCCTTCTTACCGAGTTGAGACATGAAGCCCTTGTAAGAGCCGGTGTCGGGTTGCTCACCAGCGTCGTCACGCTTTGCGCCAGCAGCGCGTTGAGCGGCCATTGAGGCGTCGTTCTTCATTGACACCGTCAGGTCGAACGCTGCATTGACGTAGTCTTCGGACTTGCCTGTCAGGTCAGCGTCGGTGCGGACGGACTTGATCACCAGCTCCTTGACTTCGCGGTCAGTTTTGCCAGTGCCATCAACCTTGAAGGTCTCAGCAACCTTGTCCAGTTCGGCGCGGGCTTTAACTTCAGCGCGAGCAGCTTCCAAAGCATCCGAGCGAACTTTGTCCGCCGACTGCACTTGGGATTTCAGGGTGTCGCGTTCAGCTGCGACGGTGTCGATTTGCTTCTTCAGCGCATCGACGCTCGTGGTCAATTCAGCTTTGTCACTGCGGAGTTTTTCAACTTCCACAATGACTTCGGGAGCCGCCTGATATTCCAGGCCGCTATCCAGCCGAATACGGCTCAGATTCTCAGGCATAGCATTTTCCTCTTGAGGGTTGAACGAAACGGCATCATGCCGGTCTAAATTGAGGCGGGCATTACCTGCACGACCCCGCGGAACGATTGCAAGATGATTGACCCGGATGTTTCGCTGGATCGCATCATATTCCTGGCCGTTCCACACACCAGGCGTCTCTTCAAGATCGACCTTGTAACCGAGCGACAGCTCGCGCTTGCCACCCTTCATTACTTTGTCAATCATTTCACCATCGTGAATGATAATTGGTGCAACCACATTGTCACCGTCTTGCTTGCCTTCGCCTTGCAGGGTGCCAACGGACAGTCGCTTCGCATTCTTTGAGGTGACGGGCTCGCCGGGGTGCTCGTCCGTGACGGGCTTACCAGCAAAGCTCTTCAGGGAATCAGCGTGGAACACTTCTTCCGCAGGCCGCAACTCGCGACGAATAGTTCCGTCAGCGTTCTTGTAGAGTTGGATTCCGACACGCCCGACGATTGGGGTATCCACGAGATAACCCTCGTCAGTGCGAGTGGCCTTGAACTCAGTGCGGTCGTATCGGATAGCTTCCATGGTCAGCAGTATATGCACACTGGATTCAAGTTGCAAAGGCATTGATTCATCAACCTTCTTCATCATCCCATACAGCTTCAGCACGGCAGCGACACCGCACCTCCTGCCCGGGGTGCTGCCCGTTGCTTGGACCCTTGTCCCAAGAGTAGGCTTTACCGTTGCGGTCAGCGTGCTCAGGCCTCACCCTGCTGTCCTGTACGCTGCGCCACACATACTCTTTGACGCCAACGCTTTGCAGGCGGTAGCGCGTGAGGTCTGCGTTCAACTTCAAAGTCTGGTCTTGGGCAATCAGCTTCGCACGGTAATCACTAACACCATACCGAGCCTTGATCTGGTCTTTAAGCTCTTTGACAGATTGCCCGTTCATTACGCCACGCCGAATAATACCCTCGATCTCAGGGTGCAGACGGGTCGGTAAGGATTTGATGAGTGCAGTGTTCTCGCTCACCCATCCTTCCGCAAGGGGTTTCAAGTAGGGCTCGCTCCGGAACACCGACACGCCCAGCACAGCAGACGTCGGGGCCCCAGGCATTACGTCGGGCAACGGAAGACCCGTGTTGGCCTTCACCACGAGCTTAAATTGCCCCTCGTTGAACTTGCTGACAGCACTGAACATCCCCGGCAGCTTTGTCACCACACTGCCCATCAGTGTCAGCGCCATGCGTGCCAGTTCCGCCATCAGCGAATCCAACGTATCAACCCAACTGTCCGCCCGGGCGTCGATGTCGTACTCCGCCTTGAGACCGGGCAGGCGAGGCAGAAGGACGCTATTCACGTCCGCCTGCAACTGCTTCGAGTAGCGCAACAGTGAGCGCGTGTATTCGCGCTCCTGACTGTCAGGATTGTTGAAGGTTGTTCTCTTGGCCATTGCCAGCATCCTGCGGAGGTGTGGTCAGTGCGGGAACTTCGGGTTCTTCAACCTCTGTCTCGGGCATGGTATCAACGTCGTCAATGTCATAACCCTCGTCAGGAAGCATCTTGCGAATTTCGCTCGCATCCAGCGCCCCGATGTTGTTGAGAATTTCGAACGTCTGCGCCCGCTTGTAATCGGTTTCAGCGATGTCCTTGGAAGACGGAACGTAGAGCGGGTTGAACTTGATTAAGTAGTCTTCCACATAGCGACCCATCACATGGAGTTGCACCTGCACCAGCCTGTCCAGCGCAGGCAGAAGAATGGTGTTTTGCATCTGGCCGACTTTCGCATACCAGTTCTCGAGGTCACTCTTCCCCGTGCTGTTGAGCCCACCCTGCTGGCGCCCAAATAGCAGCGCCTCGGGCATACCTGTGACAGCAGACAACGCAAGCCCCAAGCGATCCACAATGTCAGCCACACCGGACAGCGAAGTGGATTTCAGGTCGTACGATTCGGCAGCATCAATGACGATGGTGTTATTGATCGAGCGAGTCATATCCACCAGATCAACACGCTTGCGAACTAGTGCTTCACCGCCAGGGGAGCGCAGCAAGTTCGTGAGCTCGGGAATGCCATGGACTGCCTGCTGAGCACGTTCCAGCAGCGCATTCGCCCAGACGTGCGACATGCCGAAGCGGGTCAGCTGGTCATAGCATTGCTGCAACTTGCTGGCGCCCCATCCATCATTCCGTTCGCGGATGCGGTCGGGCACAGGCGTTCCATCAAACACAATGCAGCGCGACTCATGCACGGTGTAGGGCGACCCCTCGATAGGCGACACCATGTAGAGCTGAGTCTTGCCAAATCTCATGTCATTCGGGTCAAGGTACTTCTGGTGATGAGTCACTTGCCAGCGGTCATAGACTCGCAATTGCTCCAGCGACTTCGCTTTCTCAACGACAAGGGGTTCTTCCAGCGTGCCACCATCGTTGATCAGCATGACCACAATTGAGCCGCCATAAAGCGCACTCCAGCGCAGCGCGTCACACAGCTTCTCCAGTGCCTGGATACCCTCCAGCTCGGCGCGAACCCCACCATCGTCATCCACGCCTTCAATGTCGTAACCAGCGCGAACCATTTCTTCAGCGGGCAGGTCAATGATTCGGCGGGCAAACCCGTCACCCTCATAAAGACCCTCGAGTTCGGAGTATTGCAGCAGACGGGGCGTAACCGCTCGCGTGTATGCACTACGGTCACCCTTGTTGCCGACGTTAAGAAAGACGTTTTCATACGGGCCGTCGTCCCGTGTGGCTGGTGCCTTTTGTTCGCTCATAGTACCCTCATCATGTCATTGCTTCCAGATCAAATTGACTGCCTAGTGCCAACGTGTTGAAGGCGCGGGAGGCTCCATCAACTTGGTCGTCGTGTTCCCCATTCGGAAACACGCATAATTCGTCAAGGAACGTGTCATTCCAATCACCTTCCAGAATATCCACGTTACCCGCTTCAGCCTGTGCGGACAGCGGGTTGGCTCGGGTTTCCTTGTCGCCGGATTCAGTTGTAGCGTGGGCAGTGTAACCCGCGAGCTTTCCAATGTAATATGACGCCTGCTGCTTCCCGGCCTGTCCCGGATCTTGTGGTATGGACTGTTCGCACGCATAACCGTCTTGGCTCGCGGTATTGACCAGCAGGCGCTCCACCCCGGCGGCAGACTTCTGATCGCGCACGACGCCAGCGATGATAAATCGACCGTTCTTTTGACGTCCAATTTTAACACCAGCAGTCCAGTCACCAGCCCCCTCCGTTGCCGCCAAGTCCCATCCGCGGACGAACTTGGTGCCAGCAGGTATAGCCCTCACAATGGGGAACCATGCCTTCTTGAACATTCCACCTTCGCGGGGTGCGGGCCGTTGCTGCAACTGCCCGGCCGCTGCATAGCTGCCCATTGTCTTTTCAAGGGACTTGACCGTTGCTTCCGGGAACCGTTCAGGAAACAGTAAGTCACCATCGTGTTCGCGTGGATCACGGAATCCGATGCTGGTAATACAGCGGCGCTCTGCCTCGAAGCGCATAGGGAGACAGAGGTGCGTATAACCGAGGTCGCGTTTGATGATAATGCCCGACGTGTCCTTTTCGTTGAGCCGCTGCATGATGACCACAATTGCTGAGTCGTCATTATTCACCCGCGTGGGCAGTGCTTCGGTGAATGTAATCTCAGCGGACTTGAGGTCAGCGTCACTGTTCGCGTGATCAACAGACAACGGGTCATCCAGTAGCACCCGATCACCCCGCGAACCAGTCATAGAACCGAAGGCCATTGCTTCACGGAAGCCGGTGCTATCGTTCTCAAACTTGGTCTTGGCGTTTTGGTCGCCCGTCAGCTTCATGGGCCAGCGGGATTGATACCATTCGGACTGAACCAAGCGACGACATTTTAAGTTGTCTCGCACTGCCAGATCTTGCTTATGCGCTGTACCCAGATAGCGGGTGCCTGGGCGCCCCTTGGGGCCCCATTCCCAGGCGGGCCAT